TATGGTGAGTTCAATGTCTTCTGCCTTGGTAGCAGGATCGTAGTGCGGCTCTGTCCCACCCGACAGAATGTTTTTCGCTCGTTCTTTTGAAATTTTCCGACTCATGGTTAGCATAGTTTGCTGAAGTTGTTGACCTTCTTATAGGTCAAGATGTTCTGGAACTTATCTAGCAGTTGGTCAGACTTGTGAGAGATCACAAAGATATTGTTGCTTCCGCCCATGCTTTGGAGTATCTTGATGACTTCTTCAGTGCCCACGGCATCAAGAGAAGAATCAAATACCTCGTCTAGAATCAACAGGTTCGTGTTGGCACAGTTCTTCATTCTAGCAATGTCTCGCCACGCAAGCAAGAGAGAAAGGTCGATTCTCAATTTTTCACCCTCGCTGAAATTTTCATATGAGAATTCGTCGCGGTGGCGGCTCTTGATTATTTCATTGAAGTCTTCGTTCAGGGTGAACTGGGCAAAAAAGTCCATTGAAATCAAATACTTGTTAATGATTTTGTTCAGGGCAGGAATGTATTTACGAATGATTTTCCGCTTGATGCCGCTGTCCTTCAGCAGCACCGTGGCAATCTCCATTGTGTGTAGATCCTGCACAAGATCCTTCTTCTGCCCTTCTGCACCGTCCTCTTCGCCCTGTAGTGCAGCCATTGCGTCTCGCTCAGTCTGAAGAGATGCCTTCTCTCGCTGCACCTTCTCTGCGAGTTCCTGCAACTGCTTCAGATACTTCTTGGATGAAGTGATGGCAGAATCGGTTCGGTGAGACTCCTGCTTCTTCTCGTCAATCTGCTTGACAACGACATTGGCAATATCCAACTTGGTACGAGCGTCCTCAAGCATCTGCTCCATCTTGCGAAGACCAAGCGCGAGTTCGGTTTCACGAGACTCCTTTTTGCTGATCATCTCCTGACGGAATTCATCAGGCAGTTCATGCTTGCATACAGGGCAGTCCTCGTTCTGCTTGTAGAACTCCCGCTCTACCTGAACCTTCTTCACGCTGCCCTGCATCTGCTTGCGTAGAGTGTTCATCTGCGACAGGGAGTCGCGCTGCTTGTCCACGGACGCAACGCTCTCGGTGAGAGCGGTGATCTCGGTCTGTAGTTCAGCCTTCTTCTCAAGCAGGGCTTGAAGAGAACTCTGTTCCTCTGTGGCAGAAGTCTTATACGACTCTAATTGGGAATCGGACTTCTCCTCAATCTTCTTGATCATGTCAGCCTTGTGTTCAATCCGCATTTTGGCTGTGCTGATCTTTCCTTCCACATCGCGCAGGGCTTCCTTGGTTTCGGAAAGCCGCGTCTTCAGCACTTCATTCATTTTGGAGAACACATCAATGTCCAACAGATTCTCCACGATGTTGCGGCGATCCGCAGCAGGCAACCGCATGAACGGGACATAGTTCGTGGAGCCAAGGATAACTACCTGACAGAATGTCTTGTAGTTCATCTTGAGAATCTGCCCCTCAAGAATGGCTTGGTAATCCTTGGCGTTCGCGGTCTGCTCTACCATCTTGCCGTCCTTCTCAATGGCAAACAACTTGGGAGCCAATCCACGGGTCACCTTGTACTTGCTGCTGTTCAGGGAAAACTCAATCTCCGCTACACAGTCCTTGCCGTTGATGGAGTTCACCAACAGGGGCAGATTGATGTTGCGGAACGGCTTGCCGTACAGCACAAAGGTGAGGGCATCCAACATCGTGGTCTTGCCCGCACCGTTTTCACCACACACAAGAGTGGTTGACGACTTGTCTAGTTGCACTTCTGTGAATACATTGCCTGTACTCAACAGATTCTTCCAACGGATTTTAGTGAATGTAATCATGGCTTCATGCTCTCGTTTGCTAGGCACTCTGCGTACAAGTCACGCACCAAGTCCTTCAGCCGCTTGGGATCAGAAATATTCTGAAGGGCTTCGATTTCCTTGTTGATGATGGTGATGGTGTCCTCACCCAAATCCACGAGGTCGCTGTCCCCGCTTTGGTCTGCTTGCAGGTCTTCGATGATCGTGACTCCGTGGGGAGCCGAAGCGTACACCGAATCCACGAACTTTTCAAACAGATACGGCTTCGTCTTCTTCTCCACCACGATACGCACAAACTTACCGCGTGTGCGCTCTTCCTCTACAGACAGCGGAACTGTCTCGCTGGCATCGGTGTCATCGTAGCGAATCTGCGTGAAGATCGTGTGGGGATTCTTAATAAATTCTAACTCACGGGTTTCCGTGTCCAGAATATGAAAGCCTTTTTTGTCGCCGTAGTCGTTCAGCGTGATCTGATACGGGCATCCCAAGTAGTGGACATTTTCGCGGGAATGCCGCGTGTGAAAGTGTCCCGTGTACACCGCTTGAAACTTCTTGAACAGCCCTGCATCCATACCGCCGTCAAACGGCGTGTTCCGCAGCACTTGGTAGCCGTGCAGTTCTAGGTGTCCACACAGTATCTCTGCGGGAGTATCCCGTATGAACCGCAGCGACTCTTCTTCGTTTTCCTTGTTGATCCACGGCAGCATGGCAATGGGAAGCCCATCAAAGTCAAGCACCTTGGGGGTGTCGTGAACAACGAAACGGTCAGAGAACAACTCCTGAAGCGAATTCACCTCGCTCTTGTTCTTGTAGAAGATGTCGTGGTTGCCCAAGATGCAGTGCATCTTTGCACCGCTCTGCTCAAGCCGCTTCACGAATCCGCTCTGCACCGCGTTCAGCGTAAGAAAGTTCACGAACTTGCGGCGATCAAGAAAGTCACCCAAGTGAATAATAGTGTCGATACCCTCGGCTTCGATACGAGGAAAGAACACGCGGTCAAAGAACCGCATGAAGTGTTCCATGAAAATCGGGGAATCGTTACGCGCACCGAAATGGGTATCAGTCACCAATGCAATCTTCACTTCTTCTTGCCTTTCTTCACAGGCTTTGCTGTCTGTGCCTTCACGGGTTTCTTTGCCGCTGGCTTGCTCTTTGTCTTTGGAGCAGTCTTTGGAGCAGGGACTTCTTCCGCTTCACCCGTCTTCTTCTCAAACGAGTTGATGTCGTTCTCCGTCAAGAATGTGGGAAGAGTTTCAAAGTTGTCACCCACCTTCAGGTAGTTCTCACGGAACCACTTCTTCATCTGTGAGTCCACATCGCTCATCTCAATCTTCTTGAGTTTGATGTACGCTTGCTTCTTCTCCTTCTGGATGCGGCGAAGGAATGCATAGTAGATGATCTGCGTGAAGTACGAGAACGGATTCTTCGACTTAGACGGATCAAAGTTGTATGCGTACAGCAGACAATTCTCAATCCCGTCAGAGATCATCTCGTCCCGATAAGGGTAGTTCATAAAGTTTGGCTTGCGAGATAGGTTCTCCGCAATCTTCATAAAGCACTCGCCAATGTAGTGCGTCACGGGTGGGTGTTTCTCCCCCCGCGCATTGCTGTCGTCAACCAAAGCCTTCCACGCTTGCATCTCCGCGAAAAACTGTTGGTTGTCGATATAGTGGTCACTCTTCTTCTTCACCATCACATTCCTTTCGGTTCCATTATGAATCATTCAGCAACGCTTGTCAACCCTCATCTGTATTTTTTGGGGGTTCTTGTTCGGGCATATAGTCCTTCAAATATGGCGACCAATCATCGTGACTGTTGCCGTAGTTGGGCTTGTTTTTCAAATCCTCTGTGGGTTCTTTCCAATCATCCTTGGAAATCTTTTCGCGCTTGGGCTTCTTTGGCTTCTTTGGCTTGTCTTCCACTTCGTCTTCTTCCTCGTTGAGTAATTCTTCCAAGAAATCTGTGCTAGTGAAGTCCTGAACGCAGTCCTTCAGATAATCAAGAAATCCACTCTCAACCCAACTAGCCATGATGTCCTGTGGAATGCTGACAGAGAATATGATAGCGTTGGGCATACGGGGCGGCATATTCCCGCCCATAGGAGGCATGAATGGGAATGCAAGGGGAGGCAGTCCAAGCGGTGCTTTGGGATCAGCCTTGTTGAAATCAGAAAACGCATTCTTTAGGTCAAGGGTTGCACCGCTCAAGGAACCACTGGAGTACTGCTGTAGAAACTCATCCAGTTTCTCTTCCATCTCCTCATTGATCTTCTGTAGGTCTTCCTCGCTGATGTTCACGGGAGGAGCAGGGGGAACCGATGGAATGCCTTGGTTGATATCGTCTGCTTCGGTCTGACGGGCGTACAGGGCAACAAGATCAGGATCAGGAGCGAGTTCAACCACCACAAAGTCGGTGGGAATATTTGCGTGGATTTCGGATGTGCTGCCAAGCCAATCGGAGCAGTAGATGCTGTGACGCTTGAGTCCTGTGTATGGATCAGTCTGAATGTTATTGATGATTCGCATGGGGCGGTGGAGTTTGATCTTACCTCGTGTCTTGCCAGCAACCTTGGCAATAATCTCTTCGCCGCTGCGGAGTTTGAAGACTCTGAGTTCTGTGATTTTCTTCTTGCTCATGCGTCTTCTCCTAACTGTATCTTGACAACCTTGTAGTCAAATCCTTCGGCTTCGTACAGTTTCATACGCTCATTCATGTGACGGAGTGTGTGATTTTTCCATGATTTGAAAGACAGATCGTCGCCCAAATCGTAAAGTCGTGCTGTCGTCTTGTCTTTTGAAACCCGCAACTGTCTACCGATGCTCTGTAGTACCCGTATACGGGACTTGGATGGTGAGGCAAATATGATGTTGTTCAGCCTTCGGATGGAGATGCCTGTGCTAAAGGTTCCATACGAAGCAATGATCACGGCATCGGACTCGCTCTCTACGATCTTGCGTATCTCTTCTCGCTCCGATGCCTCAGTACCACCATAGACAAAGAATACCTTGCGCTCGGGAGGAATGCAAGCCCTCACTAGACTATTTAGTACCTTTCCGTGATCTTCAACGAATTGAAAAAGTATGAGCGAGTTGCCCTTGAGCGACTTGCACAGGTTGGCGATGAATTTATTGCGGCGAGTGGAGCCAATGATCCATTTAATTTCATCAGGATATTTTGCGCGCTTGATGGCTTCACGATCAATATCTGGATACGAAAGCACAATGCAATCAATTTTCAAATCACTCAGGATCTTCTGCTCCATGAGATCCTTGGTTTTCGTGACCTCATAGGCGCGTCCAAACAACCCTTCAAGCACAAGGCGATGGGTCTGTGTACCGTCTAGTGTGCCTGTTGTGCCCACACGAAACGGGCAGGTCTTGAGTTTGGTCAGGATAGCCGTGAGCGACTTGGACTTGAACAGGTGGGCTTCATCCCCGATCACTGCGCCAAACTGCTGAAAGTATTTTTCAGTCTGCTTGAACAGCGACTGCCAAGTGGACACCACCACACGCTTGTCCGTTCCCTTGTCTGCTCCTGCCATGATCTTGTGGCAGTTTTTGTCCACGCTCCACCCGTTTGCAGACGAGTAATCCGTGAAGTCGGAAATCATCTGCTCCACCAACGATACCGTGGGCACAATGATCAGCACCTTCTTGTCTTTGGGAATCTTGTCCAAGTAGTAGCGCAGGAGGGAATAGATGATAAGGCTTTTACCGCTGCCTGTAGGCGACAGGAGCAAGCACCGCTCTTCCTGCATGGCGTGATGCACGGCATTCACTTGGTGTTCGTGTGGAGCCACCTTCTGTCCGCGCACATGAACATTCAGAAAGTCTTCCATGAATCCCTTGACTTCGGTGGGAGTGGTCTTGAATGCGTTTCGGGCAGGCAGGGATACGGTGTACTTGCGCTCGTCTGCAAACTTCTTGATGTAGTCCGTCAGCCCTGCGTAAATGGTCTGCGTGTGAATGTTGTACAGTTTGATTTCACCGTTCCACATACGAGAACGGTACGCAGGCATGAACTTGTAACCTGGAACCTTGAAAGTGAAATAGTCGGACAATTCGTGAGCAATGCCTCGGTCGCATTCCACACGAACATTTACGGAATCTACTTCACTCACATCAAGGTCAAACATTCACCGCAACTCCTCGTTTCCTACGGTGGTTCCGTTGAACCGTATACTGTATTTAGTACTCAAGTCTCCGCTCCATCCCACCGTCTGAACACCACTAGCAGCCATCATGCCTAGCCCGTGGCGAACGCTGCTGCTCCAACGATCTGGAGTGGCTTCCACGAGCCTACGAAGCGTTACAACGCGCCGTATACCGAACTGTATGATTGTACGCGAACACTCTGCACACGCAGCCCAAGTGCCGTATAGCGTCAACCCTTCGGTTGGAAGACCGTTCTGCAACGCCTTGAATATTACCGCTCGTTCCGCGTGTTCGGTACAGAAATTCTTGGTGTCGGGGGTGTACGGGTAGTTGCAAAGCCGCTCGGGAACGCTGTTCCACGCTGCAAGCACCACGCCACCCGCAGGAACAACTAGAACCGCGCCCACCTGTGTGTTAGGGTCGGTGCTGTGACGAGCAGCCGCAAATGCGTCCTGCAAGTACATACGATCCACCCACCAATTGGCGGGATCTTCGGGGAGAACATCCGTCCAGTTACTGTCCATTCACGAACTTTCTCCAGTCAATGGCACACCGAATTTTCCAGTGGCGATTATTGAGTTCCTTGACAATCTCTTCAAGGAGTGCGATCTTTTCCTTTTGATACACCACCTTCTGCTGTAGTTTGGCAAGGTCGGAATCGGATTCCAAATACAGGTCAAGATCGTTACGCAGAATCTTCAGGGGGAATGGCTCCCATCCACGCGCCGTGAGTTCTTCATGGGACATCTTGCCTGTGTAGTACTCCCACTTGGCGCGGAGCAGCGACTTCAGGTCAAACTCGTGTTTGCTCATAGCCAACTTCTCGTCCATGAGAAAGTTCAGGTACTTGCTGTGTAGTTGGGGAATCTTCAGGGCTTCAAGATCAAGCGCAGCATCGTCCAACCGCACATCGCGCTCAATCTCTTTGCGTATATCGTCTAGGGTCATAATGAGTTCTCCGTGTTGGAGAGTCTACACCATCTGCACCCACAATCAAGCAGCAATCACAATAAAATATCAGTATTGTTCAATAGAGTAACTGCGGTATCCAAAAATAACCGTTGACTGAATGGGTTCAGGATCAATCAGTACGGAAGAGAAATCTATGGACGATAGGTTCTTGGGGTACAGCCCATCAAAGGTTACATTCAAGCGAGGCTGTTTGCCGCTGTTCAACACAATCAAGTTTGCGGTTGTGAGGTGGGTGTTTACGGAACGGAATTCGTTGTAATTTTCCACATTGGTGCATGACCGCATCCAGTTGTATATCTCAAGCCAATTTGTTAGATTCTCGTCCACCACGAAAGTAATGCTCAGATCGTCAAACTCCATTTTGGATGGAGTCTTGATGGGCACAAACGGATTGGGAACCGCCACATCAGTCAAGGTCACGGACGGGATGGAAGCCGTCTGACAAAAGTAAGTCATATTGGGAGTCCGATTCATGGTGAAGCGGAAGTAGGTCGGCAGCAGAGCGTTGATGCTCTCAGGATACCGATCCTTGATGTCTTCGGGGAAATCAAATTCGAAAGTGTGTGCCATACTAGTATGTAGAAAAGAAAAGGGGAGGGCACGAAGCCCTCCCCCATCTTTTGCCTTGTGAGCAGTCTATTACGAAGCCACTCCGTGGAGGTTGTCCACGCGGAAGATACGGTAGTAGACATTGCCACGGGGCTTCAGACCACCGTAGCCAACCGTGGAGCCTTCCGCGAAGGGATTCGCAACCATGCCGTAGCGGGTCTTGAATGCCATCTTGGGCTGGAAGGTGCTGGTATCAACAGCGCGCATCATCTGTAGCGGAACATAGGGGCAGTAGAACAGACCCGCATCATACGGGCTGCTTCCCTTATATCCAACGCAGACGAAGTTGGGAGCAGTACCAGTCGGATCAACATACGGATCAATGTACACCTTGATTTTGCCGTTGAGCGTACCTGCGAAGGTGTTACCCGTGTCGTCAACATCGAGAGAGGTGTTCAGCGCGGGGCTGATGTTGAGGAAGCCGCCCATTGCGAGAGCAGAAGCAACATCTGCGGAGCAGATGATGAAGTTGCCCTTGCCGCGACGGGTATCCTTGGCGATCTGATTGCACTCACGCTCAATCTGGAACATTAGACCACGGAACTTTTCCGCGCTCCAACGACCATCCGAGTCCTGAATGAGATCGTACACGCCGCCGTAG